TCAATTATATGCTAAACCGATAGATTCGTTTGAGATTATGAAAGAAGACGAAGAAGTAAAGCGACAATGGTTTGTTAGAGGAGGTTCGTTTATAGGGTATGCAGATTATGCACGATATGCTATGTTTGAACCACAAACTAAAGGATGGGTAGAAATACGACTAAGTGATAAAGACCCAGAGTATATAGTGCATCGTAAATGAAAAAAAGGATTATAAAGCAGAAGGAGCACATTGTATATGACAATATCGGTGAACTTAGGCAGGTTATGCCAAACGAACAAGTTTATGACGATTGGAGAACAGCTCCTGTTTTTGCTTGGACATTGACAGATGATGAGCAGGTCTGCCAAATCCTAGAAAAAGGGAAGTTAAACAATCATAACTATGTACGTACAGCTATCGGAATGTTTCTTTGTGTTTCTTCTGTTAAAATAGAAGGACCATTACGAGAAAATATATATACGTTCTCTGGGAAGAATGTAAATACAATTTTTAAGGAAAGAGATAAACTTACTAAACAAGAATTTTTATTTGGTAAATATATTGCAAAAGGCGAAGGGGTTATAGAGGCGTTTAAACACGCTTATCCTAAAGCAACTTCAAATACATATATTAAAGAACAAAGCAGTATGTTGTTAAAAACAGAAAGGATACAAACTTTGATAGATAAAGAAATAGAAAAAATATTAGATGAAACAGAAATTAGTCCTAAATATTTATTATTAAAGACAAAAGAAATTGTTGATAATGAGGAAGCAAGAGATAGCGATAAGATTGCATCGTTAAAAATGCTAATGGAAATATCTGGATTATTAGGAAAGAAAGAACAGAAAACAGAATCAATCGCATTGTTTAAGGGGTTTTCTCCTGAACAATTAGAATTATTAGAAGGGAAAAATGTTAAAAAAATCGCAAGTCAAGAACGTGAAGTGCATAGATTGTCAACTGTGCAACAGGACAGTACTAGTAAAGAAGACGAAACTAAAGTATAATGACTTTATAATGCATACTTTACTTGATATACCTCTTGAAAGATATATCACAACTGATTGTGACTGTTTATGTGTGTATGATAGAGATTTAGATTTAATTGCATTTAGTAAGGAATTTTTGAGAACTTATGGAAAATCTTAATATTAGTGATAAGGAGATGCTGTTACATAAAGCATCTAAAGATTTAATACTGTTTGGTAAGTTATTTTTACCAAATGATTTTTTACATAAATCAGCTTCGCCTCCTTTTCATTATGACTTAGGTAAAAAATTAATTAGTACAAAACCAGGTGCTCGTATTTGTAATGTACTACCACGTGGTTTTGGAAAATCAGTATTAATGAAAGCTGCAATTATGCATAGACTATGTTTTACCCCTGAAGACCAGCCAGCTTTTATGGCTTGGGTTGCTGAAGAACAAGGACAATCTATTGACCATCTAAAATATATTCGTTCCCATCTAGAAAATAATGATGCTATTAGATATTACTTTGGAAATATGTGTGGAGCTGATACAGGTAAACGATGGACAGAAAAAGACTTAGTTACCAATAAAGGACATCGTATTATTGCTAAAGGAACTTCACAGCGTTTACGTGGTCGTTCTGAGGTAGATGTAAGATATACAGGTATTATCCTTGATGACTTTGAATCAGAACTAAACACGAAAACATCAGTACGTAGAGACGAAATTAAACAATGGATTGTTTCTACTGTATATCCTGCATTAGAAGAAAGTCCTGGAAAAGAAGGGTGGATATGGTTATCTGGTACGATTGTACACTATGATGCTTTTTTACAAATGATATATGATGGATGGAAAGATGCTCAAAAAGAGAAGAAACATTATCCTTGGGATGTTACGTTTATTAGAGCGATAGAAGATGGAAAAGCAATGTGGAAGGAACAATTCTCTTTAAAGAAATTAAAACAGAAACGTCAGGAATTTATAGAAGCAGGTAAAATAGATAAATTTGCTCAAGAATATATGAATGATGCTAGAGATATTGCATCTGCTACATTCCAAATGGATAGATTACAATATCATAATTATGATTTTTTTAGTGATGGTAAATTTAGTTATTTAAAGAATAATGAAGAAATGATACCTATTTATATTTATTTAGGAGTAGACCTTGCACATACAGCTACAAGCAAATCAGACTATCAAGTCATTATGGTAATGGGAATAGATAGTAATAAAAATAGATATGTGATTGACTATTATCACGAAAAGATACCAGCATTTGATATGCCGAAAGAAATATTACGTATTGCAAAAAAATATGCTCCGATACGAAGATGTGCTGTAGAAACAGTTGGTGCACAAGAAATGGTTAGAGATATGTTAGAACGTATAGCAAGAAAAGAGAAAAGATTACTTCCTGGAATAAATAAAGGTGTAAGACCACCTCACGGAATTAAAAAAGAAGATAGATTAGAAATGTCTCTTGGAAGTATTGTTAATAGTAGAAAGCTTTTTATACGAAAATCACATACGGCTCTTGTAGATGAATTGTTTGAATTTCCTAAAGCAAGACACGATGATTTACTTGATGGATTGTATTATGCAGACTTTTTTGCTAAATCTCCAAGAAGTTCTGTAATCAAAAATGATGAGTATGAATCTCCTGAAGATATGTTCCCAAGAGTGAAAACTAAAATAAATTGGATGACAGGATTAAAAATATGAGACTTCGTGCTATACTTGGTAGTAACTTCTTTAGGGATATGGTATCTAATTACACATTAGACCAATATATTAACTACTTAAAAAGGGTAGAGGGCTACAAAAATAAAGTAGGGGATAAATTTTTTCCGTATGATTCTCCAGAAGGAGGATTAAAAACCATAGGTTACGGATATAAAATTAGAACAGATAAAGAAGAATTATTATTGGAAGCAAAAGGTTTAACTGAAAGAGAAGTAGAAGTAAGATTATTACACGAATCTGAAATATCTATAGGAAAAGCTAAAAGTTTTGTTATAGCAAATAATGTTGATTGGAAGAGTGTAGATGATAGACTTCAATATGCTCTTGCTGATTATTGTTTTAATATAGGTAATTTAGCTGGGTTTCCAACTACAGCTAAATGTTTAATGTTTAATGATGTAAAAGGTGCTATAGAAGATGACCCAACTAGACCTGGGTTTAAACATTATGAAAGAATATTTAAAGATAGTAATGGAAAAAGGCATAAGTTGGGAAGAAATAAAGAATTTTATAAAGAATTTTTAGAACCATATTTAGGATAAAATGGCAAAAATACAAGAAGACGATAAAGCGAGAGAGAATAGAGATTTATTTCAACGTTATGCTGATGCTCGTAGAGATTGGGATGTTGAAGCGAGAGATGCGATTGATTTTACTTTAGGGAATCATTATACTTCAGAAGAATCTGAGATATTACAATCTATTGGTCAAGCAGATTTTACGATTGATAGAATATATGCTGCTATAGATAAACTCAAATCATTAATGACATCAAGACCTGTTAAATTTAGTGTTACTGCTAGAGAAGATTCTGATGTAAAGATGGCTAATGTTTGGAAAACTCTATTAGAGTATATCTATGATGTATCAGATGGACAGCATCATTTCAAGCAAGCAGTACACGATTATAGTACTTGTGGAATAGGATATTTCTACGGATACGTAGAACCTGAAGCTGATTATGGAAGAGGAGAAGTAATGTTTACACACGTTAATCCTTTTCGTGTTTATGTAGACCCTGCTTCTAGAGACAGATATTTTAAAGATGCTGCGAATGTTTTATTGTCTACTATTCTAACTAAAGAACAATTATTAAATTTATATCCTGAAGTAGAAGAATTTTTACCAGAGATAGAAACATATAATATGTCTGATATGTATAGTGATTATCCTAATTCACAGAAAAAAAATTCACAAACTGTATTTACTCCTGCTGAAGTAGATAATAAAGATTATGATAGTTCTATTTCTCAGAGATATAGAGTTATAGAAAGATTTAGTAAAATAAGAGTTCCTTATTATCGTGTAGCTGACCAAAAACAAGGAACAGAAACTATAATGAGTATGGATGCTTTTCAATTATTTATGGAACAAAATCAGAAAAAATTTAATAATAAAATTTATGATTTTGTTGAAATACCACAAACAAGAATTAAAGTAACTGCATCATTAGGGCAAGTACTATTATATGAAACTATATTAGATACTGATACCTATCCTATTGTTCCTATACCA